AAGTGCGATACCTTACCACTAGGATAACGTTCTACATTAGGAAAAGAAAACTGTCTACCTGACGGTGTAGTTATCTTACCTGTCTCTACAGCTTCTTTAGCCAATCTGGAGTGCCATGACTTGATTCCTTTGTATTTTTCTGTAAAGTGTTCGTAGTATTTCGCTTCCGCAAGACTTCTTCCAAAGCCTGTTGCTCCGTAGAGGGGAGCAAACGTATGTGCTTTCGCATCTTGCCTAGAAGTCGGTTGACCTGCATCTGTAATAACTTTAGACGTATACGAGTGAACGTCAAACCCTGTAGAAACTTCATTAATTGCAACCTCGTCTTGTGATAAAAATGCCGCAGCTCTAAACTCAAGCTGTGCAAAGTCAGCTTCAAGTATCTGACCTTTATTCCAACGTGAAACAAACACCTTCTTAACAGGAAACGTACCACCTCTAGGCATGTTCTGCATGTTTGGGTCTGCTCCACTAAACCTGCCTGTGGCAGTTCTGTGTTGTAACAACCTAACGTGTAGCTTACCATCAGGCTTTACATATGTTTTTATACCATCTACAAAAGATGCTAGATATGTATCAAGAGCAGACAGTCTTTGTAAGTCACCTAAAAACTGACTAGCTTCTGTATTCTCATTCTTTATAGATGCATTACGCAGTATATCAAGCATAGTTTTATTTACACTAAAACCATTGTTACTAACCCACTTGACGTTAGGAGCATTAAACTTAAAGCCTGCTATCTTTTTAGTAGGTGTGAAAGTATAACCTTCACCACCACAATTTACACATCTAGGTAAATTAATATATGGTGTACCATCTTTCTTCACCTTCTTGATTCTACCTGTACCATAACAATGTAAACACTGCATGGCTTTAGTTTTGTATATAACACTAGAATGTTTATCTACTGTATTTTTAAATGTCAATTTATTTTGATAAGGTGTAAACATATTTGCCCACATAGCTTTATCTTTAGGTTTACGACTAAATATTACCCAAGACATCTGTTCAGGACTGTTAAGATTAATAGGTGTGTCACCCATCAACTGCTTAACTTGTAAGTTTAATCTCTTCTCTATATTACTTTTCTCTAACTCAAACTCTGTCTTAACTTTATCTAGCATTTCTAAATCAACTGCAAAGCCTGTTCTATATATGTGAGCAAGAGTTACAGCTACACTATTAGTTAATACAACTGTCTCCATCAAACCGCCATACTCTACAGTATTTAACTTTTTGTATATTACATCACTTAATTGCTGTGTAGCATGTAAGTCTGCTGACAGGTAAGATGCTAGTTCTTCGTGTGGTATTTCATCAACACCTTTACCCTGTTTAAAATATTCTTTCAAGGTATCTTGCTTCTTAGTATCTAAGTTATACCTTTCTGCACAAGCTTCTAATGATAGCGGTTGCTTCTGACCACACTGCAGTATGTATTCACCTAGCATTGTATCAAACACAGAACCTTCATATTTAAAACCACACTCCCATATCCACATCAAATCATGTACAATATTGTGACCTATTAAGATTGTTGCACTGTCAAGTAACTCTTGTAAGCCTTCGTAGTTATCTCTAAAAAGATATTCTTTACCTGTATCTGTCAGGCAACCTACCATAACTAATTTATTGTCAGGCTCGAATGGGTCAAGGTGTAGCTTACCATCTCTGTTCGTTACTGTATTTTCTACATCAAGTGTTAGTTTCATGTGCATACTCCTCTTCTACTTTTCCTAGTATAGTTATTGCTTCATCTATGTCAAGAAAAAACCATTCTGAATTATATTCTTTAGCAACTTTCTCTGCTTCTCTGTGTGCTTTCTTCTCTGCTTCCCTTCTGTTATCAACTTTAACTTTATGTATTATCTTATAATCTCTACGTGGAGAACTTGTCTGATATGCCATAAGCCTATCTTCAGCATCAACTGCCATACCTATCTTATACCAACCTTCCCATGCAGGATTAGTTATAATATAAACTTCTCCAACTTTGCTTCTAGCATAATTTTTTAAAGAAGCAAAAGCTGCATCTTCAAATGTTTTATAATGACCTTCTTTCCACAAGGGGTGTGATTTTTTTATGTACTTACCATTGACAAACATACGTTCTTTATTCTTTTTAATGTTTGACCACAGCCTACGTCTAGCACCGCTTGGAGACCTGTACCACCATTCGTTACCATCAAACTCCATGTTTTTACCTGTTATACTCATGCTCCAAATCTCCCTGTTTCATAATCAAACTCACATGTAACTCTCCCATGCCAACCTGATAGTTTATTTTTTGCTAATATAATATGCCTAATACCATCTTCTCCTTCCTGCTCACCTTCTGTTACACCCTCTGATGGGTTCTTTGCTAGTAATAACATAAGGTCAGCTTCTGATGCCTTACCTGTTTTAGAACCTTCCATCATACTTTGATTAAGTTGTATTCTACCTTCTGCTTCTGCACTTAACTGTGACATATAAAACACAGCACAGTTATGTCTTTTAGCTATCTCTCTTGCATGTATAGCATTAGCTTTCAATGCTTCATCAGGTCTAGCAAAGCCTGCCTGTGTTGCAAATTTGTCACCAATATCTATAACAACAATGTCAGGAGTATATGTACGACATACAGCTTCTACCCATGACATGTCTTGCCCAATAGAATCTACAATCTTAATATTCTTACGTATATCTTTCCAACCATTCCATACTGCATCTTTATTTGCAGGTACATCTTCTTTCTTAAATCCACTCGCAGATGAAAGGTATCGCATTGATACTCGGTGGGCAGCTTCTTCGTTACATAACACTACACACTTAGCACCCTGCCTTGCAAAACCATTTGGTCCTGCTAACAAGGAAGCATGAAAAGATGTCTTACCTGTGTTAGACCTAGCACCCACCATTATTAAATGACCTGCATTTATACCTTCTACCTTACGTGTTAAAGATGGTATGTTAAAACCCCACTGTGTTTCAAGAGAGTTTTTAGCCATTATACTTTCTATACTTAAATCTTCCCAATCAACATTTAGTATGGGAAGAAAATCGTCATTGTGTTTGCTAATAATATTTCTAATGGGTTCAAGTGAGGATAGACTGCCATTAACATACTCAAAGCCAATATTAGCAATGTCTTCCCCAATAATCTGACGAAATAACTTAGACAAAACATCACTTGCAATGTCTGCACCAAGAGGTTTCTCCTTCTTTATCTTCACAAACAAATCACCAAATGCCTGTTTCTGTGCTGTCGTTAAGCCAAAATTACTAGACATAAATAGTGCTTCTACTTCATCAGGTGTTACATCTCTGCTATACTTTGTCATAGCATCATCTATCACCTTCTTAATCTTCCTGACATCTTTACTAAACAATCTGTCAGGGCATTTATAACCACGATGGTCATCATAAAATGATTTATCCATCAGGCTTCTTACTAGTGCTAATTCCATGTTGGTTACTCCTTTGGGGTTAAATTATATAAATTATTAAAATCTTCTTCCTTACGATACTTTAAATCATCTGTTAGTTTTAATACCTTAACGTTAGGTACTACATCTCTTATCTCTTTAGCAAATAGCAATGTCTTGGGCAATGCATCAGGGTCTAGTGCTATTATAGCTGTCGAGAATTGTGAAAGATACCTCTTATGTGATTCTGATAATGACGTACCCAACACTGCTACCCCAACATATACTTCATTACCTACAACTGAAGCACTAACACAATCCTCAACAACGACTGCGACCTTACCATATCCATACGTAAAAGGCAAGTCACTTTTTCCATATCGCTTCCATTTAGGCAATCTATTTGTAATAGACCTACCTACCGCATCTACCATCAAACCACCTTTGTGTATAGGAAATACTATTCTTTTTTCCTTGACATCATAGTGTAAACACAGTGAAACATTATCTATGCTATAATTTAGTGCAAAAGTTAAAACTTCCCACCTATCATTGTCAAAAATAATGTATTCAGGTAGTTTAAATGTGTCGTTTTCTTGTTCTTTTTGTGACATCAGCTTATTTTTTATATCATTTGCTGACACTCTAATCTTTTTTGCACCTGAAATTTTACAAGATGACTTGTAACAGTTCCATAAAATCTTCCCCATGTTATTTGTAATGGTAAATGTTTTATAACTGTTACACAAAGGACAGTTTAATCTTTTAGATTCTCCTATCCCTAATTGTATGTCATCTAAATAATCATTTATGTTCATAGTAGTTTCCCTGTCGGCAGTTAAAATGTTAAATATCATACTTTTCACGAAGTGTCAATGCATTTTTTGCACTATCGTAAGTGTTCTTCATGTAAGGCTTTACTGACTGTGGGTTTGCATGACCTGTGACAGACATAATCTGACCCATAGATACACCTGCTTCCACCATCTCTGTAGTGCCTGTTCTACGTAAGTCTGCTATTCTTAGCTCTTTAGGTAGGTCTGATAGAGTTATAGCATCTCTTGCTACCTTTGATAGCCTATGGACTGTATAAGGCTTGTATGACCCTCTAATCGCCTTTGGGCAGGGTGCAACATATTCTTGAAACCCATAATCTTCTTTCTGTTGATTCAACATTGCAAGTAAATTATCACTGATGGGTAGATGTACTGTTGCTCCCCTTTTAGATTGTTCTAGGTTCAGTATACCTTTGTTATAATCTATACTATCAAATGTAAGTAATCTCATATCTCCTACCCTTTGACACCACTCGTATGACATTTGAACAATCAAACCTATGCTTCTATATTGAAAATTAGAATAACAATAATCTAAAAATTGTTTTACCTGTTCTCTTTGCCACACCACTTTTCTAGGCTTGACTGCCTTACGTTTAAATGTAGAGAATGGATTTGTTTCAGTATATCCCATCTCCATGCCATATGAATAAACTTTCCTAGATATAGAGCATACATAATTAGCTAAGTATATTCCTCTGCCTAACCACTCTTCATATGCTCGTCTTGCTTTGTGACCTGTCAATTTATTTATAGCCATATCTCCAAGCTTCTTAGAATCAATTTTTGTGTCTAGCATGACCCCAATACAATATTGATAATCTACTTTAGATTTTTCACCTAACATATTGAAATCACTAGACTTATAATAACTATCCACAGTATCTTGTACTGATATTTTACTCATGTTTTCTCCTTCCAAAATTGTTGCACTCCCCCACCCATGACCGTACAGGAAAGTCTGTCATTGAAACAGACAGACTAACCCATACATTGTGAAGAATACAATTAAACCAAATATTACATCCATTAAACATTTACTGCTATGTAAATACATAAACCAATAATTAATAG